CACGTATCGCACAATGGTGTGCTAGACGCGGTACACTACAAGAAGAACTAGCAAACGATATCGCACGTGAAATTAAACGAGCAACCGGTGCACACAATCTAGGTGTTTATATTCAAGCAACGCATGGTTGTTGTGAGAACCGCGGCATTATGGCTCATAGTTCGCTAACACAAACCACTGTATTAGAAGGTAGCTTTAAGAGCGATCCGGGCACTAAGAAAGAGTTCTTTGATAACATCAAACTACAACAGGAGTTTGCACCGCGATGAAACTAAGATATTCTGAAGCATTTTATAGTGTGCAAGGCGAAGGCAAGTTTGTAGGAGTACCCAGTGTATTCCTGCGCACCTTTGGTTGTAACTTTCGTTGTATGAATTTTGGCCTTCCAAAAGGCAAAGACCGTTGGGAGAAACATGCAGAAGGTGAACGTTACAATCCTGAAGTAAAAGATCTTATTGAAAAAGGTGTACACAAAACTACAGAGCGGTTTGAAGACCTACCTATTATTCACACAGGCTGTGACACCTATGCAAGTATCTATCCTGAGTTTAAAGACTTTAACAAACTAGCAACTATTGACGAAGTAGTTGAACACCTGTTAAGTCTACTGCCAGAAGGCAAATGGACTATGGATAACGGTCAAGATGTTCACCTTATTCTCACAGGTGGCGAGCCTCTACTGGCCTGGCAGCGACTCTACGTGGAGTTGTTTGAACATCCTAAAATGAAGGACTTAAAAAATGTCACTATTGAAACAAATACAACACAGCCTCTACATGATGATTTTAGACAGTACCTCGCAACTGCGAGATTCGATGTCACCTTCTCTTGTTCGCCNAAGCTCTCAGTTTCGGGTGAACGCTGGGAGGANGCTATTAAGCCTGAGACTGCTCGCGATTACTATGATGTACCTGGTAGTGACATTTACTTTAAGTTTGTTGTTGCCGACTTCAGACGATGTTGAAGAAGTTACTCGAGCTGTTCAGCTTTACAGGGATGCCGGGGTGGAATGTCCAGTATATCTTATGCCGCTGGGCGGACGTTCGGAAGAATATACGCTTAATGTTCAAGAAGTGGCGGATCTCTGCATGGAAAGAGGATGGCGATTCAGCCCAAGACTACACATATCACTATTCGGAAATGCATGGGGGACCTAAGACTGTGTATAAAAATAAACAGCACGAACGTGCTATGACTGCCCCTGCAAGACGCCCGGGGTATCCTATCTATGTAAACGACAATGACGAAGAAATAGATTTAGATTTAGAAAAACGTGCTAGGGAGGCAGGATTATAATGGGTTGGTGGAGCAAACTTGTAAGAGATGCAGGAATTAAAAAGAAGATAGACGAAAAGCCTGCGCCTGAAAAGACCGCAGAAGAACTGCGTCGCGAAGCACTAGAAGCAGAAAAAGAAGCGGCTACACAAGCAGGAGAACCTTGGGTTGCAGTATTAGATACACAAGTTAATCCTGAAAACATTCGCAATGGGTTCTTTGAGCTAGACTGGAACAATGAGTTTATTGAACAACTGCTCGATGCAGGCTACAAAGGAGAAAGCCAGGAAGAGATTGTTGATGCTTGGTTCCGTACTATTGTTATGCAAATGTTAGACGAAGAAGGTCTTGACAACGACAGAAATATGGGTTATATTAATGTAGTACCTATAGACAAAGGCAGATCGGAAGTATCATGAGCACATATATATTAGTAGATACCCTTAACACATTTTTCCGTGCGAGACATGTAGTGCGTGGAGACATTGATACTAAAGTGGGCATGGCTCTACATATTACACTTAACAGTGTAAAAAAGGCATGGCAGGACTTCGACGGCAGTCACGTTGTCTTTTGTTTAGAGGGTCGTAGCTGGCGTAAAGATTTTTATGAGCCTTACAAGCGCAATCGCAAAGAAACACGCGATGCTATGTCGCCACGAGAGGCGGAAGAAGATGCTGTATTTTTTGAAATTTTTGACGAGTTTAAAAATTTTATACAAGATAAAACTAACTGCACAGTTTTACAAAATCCTGTTCTTGAAGCAGATGACTTAATTGCAGGATGGATACAAAATCACCCTAATGACAATCATGTTATCATAAGCACCGACAGTGACTTTGCACAATTAATTGCACCTAACGTAAAGCAGTACAACGGCGTAAGTAATACAACTATTACTCACGAAGGTTATTTTGATGACAAGGGCAAGCCTGTTATAGATAAGAAAACAAAGGAGCCGAAGCCTGCACCACAACCAGAGTGGATGTTGTTTGAAAAGTGTATGCGCGGAGATACAAGTGATAACGTATTCAGTGCTTACCCAGGTGTAAGGAAAAAAGGTACAAAAAATAAAGTCGGCCTAATCGAAGCATTTGAAGACAAGAAAACTAAAGGCTTTAATTGGAATAATATGATGTTGCAACGTTGGGTAGATCACGAAGGCGTAGAGCATCGCGTTCTTGACGATTACAGTCGCAACGTAACACTTATTGATTTGACAGCTCAACCTAATGAGATTAGAGAGATAATTAATACTACTATAAGTGATGTTACAGCAAAAGATGTTACTCAAGTAGGTATGAGACTAATGAAGTTTTGTGCAAAATGGGATATGCAACGTATTGCAGACCAGGCACAACATTATGCTGAACCATTACAAGCAAAATATGACAAGGAGATATAATGTCCAAAAAAGTCAAAGCTAAAGAGATTCTTAAAAATAAATTCTGGATTGTAGAGGACGAAGGTGTGCGCATTGGCACCCTAAGTGTAGCAGATGATAGCTATATGTTTAGTGACAAGAATGGTAGTTTTTTCTGTACAGAGCGCCAACTTAAAAAAAGGCTAGGTAAAGAAGTATCTTGGCAAGACCTAGATATTAAAGAAACAACATCGCTAGAAGTACATGGTTATACTACAAGTAGTACACCATATAATCCAATGTACGATGTTAAGCGTAAACTACCTCTGTTTACTAAGAGTGCCAAAAGCAAAAGTATTTACTGTGCAGGATATTATATTATTAGATTCGACAAGGGCTGGGTCAAAAGTTTCTGTCCTAAACTTATTACTTTAGAACGCTATGATTATAAAGGACCTTTTAAAACTGAATTTGAAATGCGACAGGAGTTAAGCAGTGCCAACTCAAAATGAACCTATTAACACTGCTCCTATCCAGCAATTTATTCATCAGGTAAAGGCCGCAGATGCTAGTAAAAGTAGAGAAGTTAAGCTAGATATGCAGAACGCAAAACGCCTTGCGTTTACTCTAGGAGAAGTTATGGCTAGATTGAATGGAGATTTGGAAACACTATTATTGCAGAGCAATAATCCTAGTGAAGATGTAATTCAAGTGACCATGGACGGCGGTAGTGACTGGAAGTAAACTGCGCAGATAACTTACAAAAGAGATAAATATATGCGTAGTTAATAAAGGAATTACGCATATGAGTCGGCCTAAACCAGACGTTATACTAGAACACATTGATAAGAAAACATACAAAGCAGAACAAGTTTTAAAAGCTGATGCTATCTGGGCAGTTTTCTATCAAGGAGAACCATTTAACTTAAAAAGTGCTAATGTTCTCACAAATTATCCAGGTCCAAAATATAAGAAAGTAAGTTTCTCTAATCCGGGACACGCTTTAAACTTAGCAAAAAAATTGAATGATCTTTTCAATTGCAGTGATTTTAAAGTAGTCAAGCTTACGCAAGGCGAAGAGATTTCGTTAGACGAATGAACTGGAAAGAGACATATACTAAGATATTTCTCAAACAACTAAACAAAGTTGTGTCAGAAGCCACCATGAAGGAATACATGCCAATTTGGTGGCAGAACACTAGAAATAAGTCTGTGGGAGGGCTTAGACTTACAGAAGAAGGTTTTAGAGTAGTAACCGAGGACATACAACTAACAACATACGATGTTCCTTATCCTGTTAACTTTGAAATGACCACCCAAGTTCTTATATTCTTAGATCAGTTTATTGATTGCCCTTACTATATAGGACGTAAAGGTATAGCTGTAACAAACGAGAAAAAAGCACTAGAACTGCATCTTTTTTCAGGAGACATACGCAAGTACGGTCTAGCCAAAGCAATGAAGCGTCAGGGCAAAAAAGATTAGATTTTTTTAAAAAAACCGTTGACATCCGCATTGGCTTTTGTTAATATAGTTACATAGTTAGAAACAAGCACTGATCCAACTAAGAGGAATACACTATGGATACCGCTACTCGGCAAGTAACGCCTAACAACGCTAAAGCAAGCATCAAGCATGCTATTCTTAAAAAACGTCCTATCTTCCTTTGGGGACCTCCGGGCATTGGTAAGTCAGACATTGTTGCACAGATTGCAGACAATCTTACCAATGCACACCTAATCGATGTTCGTCTTTCACTTTGGGAGCCGACTGACGTAAAAGGTATTCCATATTTTGATAGCAATTCTAGCACAATGCGCTGGGCTCCTCCGGCAGAACTTCCAAGTGAAGAATTTGCGGCGCAGTATGATAACATTGTATTGTTCCTAGACGAAATGAACTCAGCGGCTCCTGCTGTGCAGGCTGCGGCATACCAGCTAATCCTTAACCGCAAGGTAGGCACTTACACGCTACCTGACAATGTGTTTATTGTTGCCGCAGGTAACCGCGAAGCAGACAAAGGTGTTACGTATCGTATGCCTGCTCCGTTGGCTAACCGTTTTGTTCACTTGGAAATGCGTGTTGA